TAATGAACTTAAAATAGGTAAAGATATTTATACAGAACTTAGTGACTTTGAAGGTATATCTGAAGATCCTACACACACTTTGTACAAACTAAAGTTTAATCCTTTTTATAAAGAGGAATATCCTTTAGAACAAAAGACTAGTAAGTCTGGTAATGATTATGAGGTATATATAGTTCCTATGGATGAACTAGTTGCTGTTTTACCTAATGGTGAAGAAATACCTTATGCAAAATACCAAGAAAGACTAAAGAATCCTCCTGTAGAAACACAAGAAGCAGATTTTCCAAATTTTGCTAAAGAGTACTTAGAAGTTAGCCTGAAACCTAAATCAGATAATCAAGATGATTTAAGAGATGCACTAATTAAAGTAGGTAATGAATTGAGAAATTTATCAAATATATTATTAACTAAAATGGATAAATAACATGGGTATAGTACTTCCAACTCAAAAAGTAAAAGCAGAAAGAGTAAATCCTAAAAGATTAATTATTTATAGTAAACCTAAAACAGGTAAAACAACTGCCTATGCAGGTTTAAAGAATAATCTTATATTGGATCTCGAAAATGGTAGTGAGTATGTTGAAGCATTAAAAGTAAAAGTTAATAATCTACAAGAACTATTGGATGCAGGCAAAGCCATTAAAGAAGCAGATAAACCGTATGACTATATTACTATAGATACTGTAACTGCATTAGAAGAAATGGTTATGCCGTTAGCTGTAAAATTATACAGAAAAACTCCAATGGGTAAAAACTTTGATGGAGATAATGTAACTACACTAGCTAATGGTGCAGGTTATTTATATATTCGTCAAGCTTTTTTCCAAGTTCTAGATTTTATTGATACTTTAGCTCCCTGTATTATTTTATCAGGTCATATTAAAGATAAAGTAGTTGATGATAAAGGTGAGATGGTTATGGCCGCAAATATTGATTTAACTGGTAAGATTAAATCTTTAATTTGTGCAAATGCAGATGCAATTGGATATATGTATAGGAAAGGTAACCAAACCATTATTAATTTCAAAAACAATGATGGAGTAACATGTGGTGCTAGACCAGACCACTTAAGAAATGAAGAGATAGTAATTTCTGAAATGAATGAAAAGGGTGAGATAAAAACTCACTGGAATAAAATATACAAGTAATAATTAATAATTAAAAAACAAAAATCAAATGGCTTTAAGTACAACAGATTTAATGACAGAAGGTGGCAGTGGTAACAACATGCCTAAAACAATTTCTACAGGTAATCATGAATTAAAAATTAATGGTGTCAGATTAGAAGAATTTAGATTTATAGATGGTGCATATCATTTAATCCTTGATATGGAAACAAAACCTATAGATGGATTTGAAGGATTTCTAAAAGATGCCAATGATGAATCTAAAGGTAGATATGAGGGTCAGATTGGTAGAGTAAAAGCAAGTCAATATGCATTTGCTGATGGTGAAACTAAATCTGGTATTAAAATTCAAAGAGACAATTCTATAATGATGTTTCTTAAAAACTTAACTTCTGCTTTAGGAGTTAATGATTGGTTTTTAGCACAAGATAATAAACATGAAACAATTGAAGACTTTGTAAAAGCCTTTAATAATGATGCACCTTTTGAAGGAAAGTATTTACATGTTTGTCTTGCAGGTAAAGAGTATGAAAACAAATCTGGATATATAGCATATGACTGCTGGTTTGCAAAAGCACAAAACAGAAAGTATGGTTATGCTTCAGATCCAAATAGTGTTCTTCAATATGATGAAGCAAAACATCTAAAAAAGATTGAAAACAAATCAGTTGAATCTTTTGATGATAATGATGACTTTGCTATACCTAGCAATACAAGTTCTGATTTCAACCTAGACTAGTAACTATACTATGAAGTTTAAAGGGGAATCAGAAAAGGTTCCCCTTTATTAACTAAAACCATTTATATGATTTCAACAAAAAATTTAATTTCTGATTTAGAGGATATTCCAACTGGATGGCCTTTTGAATATTACTTACAATTATCAGATCATTTAAATGGTCAAGATATAAAAATAAAATCTATAGTTAATACTAGAGAAAGAACACCTTCTATGTGTATTTATTTTGATACAACTACACATAGATACAAATTCAAAGATTTTTCTTCGGGGCTAGGTGGTGATTCTGTAGAATTAGTTAAAGTTTATTTTAATCTTAAAAGTCGTGGTGAAGCTGCTATGAAAATTATTGAAGATTATAATCAATATATACTAAATAATGATTGCAATCCTATTAAAGAATATAAAGAACATAGCAAGTATCAAGTTACTGATTATGAAATAAGACATTGGACAACAATAGATCAAAAGTACTGGACTAAATATAATATTGGTTCAAGACTACTTGAGAAATATAATGTTGCTCCTTTGGATTATTATATAATGAGTAAAGAAGATGATAAAGGTAAGGTAAGTTCTATAACTATAAAGGGTTTTAGCATTTATGGTTATTTTAGAGATGATGGCACATTGTATAAAATTTATCAACCTAAGGTTTCTGATAAAAAATTTATCAAAATATGTAATTATATTCAAGGTTCTGATCAATTAAAATTTGATAAGAAATATTTAATAATAACATCTTCTTTAAAAGACTTAATGGCCTTTACTAGACTTAAGTTAAATGATGCAGAATGTATTGCACCAGATAGTGAGAATACATTAATACCTGAACACATGCTTAATAAGATAATAAGCAAATACAAAAAAGTATTTGTTCTATTTGATAATGATGAAGCAGGTATTAGATCTATGAAAAGATATAAAGAAAAATATAATTTTGATTATGTAATACTTGATATGGAAAAAGATTTATCTGACTCTATTAAAAAATACGGTCTTACTGAAACTAGAGATAAACTTCTTCCATTATTAAAACAATTAGTATGAGCTGGATATATAAAGCAGTAGAGTTTACAGATAAAATGATTCCCGAAGGAGCCATAGGCTTTGTGTATGAAATGGAAGCAATCATTGATGGTAAATCTGTAAGGTATGTGGGTAAAAAGAACTTTTTTAGTGTTAGAAAAAAAAGATTTGGCAAAAAAGCATTAGCTGAAATGACAGATAAAAGAACTAAAAAGTACATAATGATAACTAAACCTAGTTATCAAAATTACTATAGTAGTAATAAGGTTCTGCAAGATGCCCATAAAGCAGGAATTCCTATTAAAAGATATATGGTTAAGATATGTTTTTCTAAAACAGAACTAACATATGAAGAAACTAAATATCAGTTTAAAAGAGAAGTCCTTGAAAAAGAAGAGTTTTTGAATGGAAACATTCTTGGCCGTTTTTACAAATTTAAATAGTATGAAAAAATTAACTAAAAGAATACCTTTTAGATTTACAATTGAGCATCCAGATGTTGGTATACGTCACAAAATAGTATATACTAATGACATTGTTAATTATTTAAAAAAACTCAATGGTCCGACACTTTTAGGTATTAAATGGAAGCTTGATCCTTTAAAGATACAAGTTGTTGATGGTGTTAAGTATTTTGAAGATGCTCATGGTAACTTAAGAGAAATGACTTTTGAGTTATAAATTTTTACAAATCAAATAATAATGAATAAACAAGATTCACTAAGTAAAACATCAAAAGACTTGATGTTAAAGGAACCGTATTATGGTTTCTTTTTGTTAATGTTGCATAAGTCATGGGATGACAAAATAAAAACAGCTGGTGTCTGTAAAAATGGAATTAACTTTCAACTAATGATAAGTGAAAAGTTTTGGACAGCACTATCTGAAGAACATAGGCTTGGTCTATTAAAACATGAATTGCTTCATATTGCATTTCAACATCTGACCACATTTACAATGTTTGCAGATAAGAAACTTGCCAATATTGCAATGGATATGGAAATCAATCAATATATAAATAAAGATTGGTTGCCTGAAGGTGGTATTGATATAGATAATTATTCTGATTTAAATCTTGATAGACGTGCAGGTAGTAGATATTATTATGATAAGCTACAGCAAGCACAGAAAGATAAGAAAGAGCAAGGTAGTAGTGGTGATGAAAATATGGATAAACTTCTTGATGGTATGGAACAAGGTCAAATGACAGTTACCATAGATGAAAATGGCAACATTAAAGATGTTAATGTACCTAATCATGATTGGGAAGAGTTTGAAAATATGCCTGATGCTGAAAAGAAACTAATTGAAAAACAAGTTCAAAGAGTTTTAACAGAAGCTAAAGAACAA